AGCACAGAACATCATTCGCTATTTCAAAATAAACATGGGCATCAAATCAAAATAGCTCATAAGGCTTTGTCAGATGATTTAAGATCTCAACTAAACGGTCTGCCAAAGTTTTCGCATGGCGGTGAGATTCATAAGTATAAGGGCGGAGGCGATACGGTCGGCAAAGACACTGTGCTGGCCGATGACGGGTCACAAGACACAAGCCAGACACCAGATGTAACGATAAATATGACGCCGCCACAATATGGGTCTGGAGCTGCTCAAGGGATGAGCAACGAGCCGCCAGCACCTGCACAACCGCAGCAACAAATGCAGGCGCCAAGCCTTGCTCAACTCGGCAAGGGCATAAGCCCAGATGACGTGCAGCCAGCAAAAGGAACTGATCTTGCTCAAGCGCTACAGCCGGGATCGTCTTTGCCTGGTAATCAGGCACCCCCGGGTGTTCCAACTTTTGCTTCTCAATCGGCAGACAATAACACCCCCGATCAAATATCAGATCAGCAAATGCAAAAAATGCCTGGCGCTCAAACCGTTCCCGCTAATTCGCCAGAAAATCCAATTTCATCGCAAGGTCAGACTGCGACTTCGACTTTGCCGCCGCCGCCAAAGATCCCACATAACGCGAGCCCCGATCAGGTTAAGGCTGCACACGTCGATGATTTAACAAAAGAAACTCAAGCTGTAGCAAAAGATATTATGGACGGCCATATTACTCCTAAAACAATGGCAGATTGGTATGGCGATAAAAGCACGACTGGCAAAATCGGCGCCTTCTTTGGTCTGCTTCTTTCTGGTATGGGCTCAGGCCTTACGCATCAGCCAAACATGCTTTTAGGTATGATTCAAAATCAGCTTGATAATGATTTTAAAGCGCAGACGGCAAACAAAACAAACAAACTTGATTTCTTAAAAGTTGCGCAACAAGGCGAAATGAACAGAGCGCAGATTAAAAACATGAACATGGAGACGAGCATGAAGGCGCAAGCTCTCGCTCGCACAACGCAGAATATGGCAGCGCTTCATGGGCTGGTGCAATACACTTATGGGTTGCCTCAGGGATCACCGCAAAGGCAACAGGCCGAGCAAGTTCTCGGCTCACTGTCGCAAGCCGTTCAGGGTCAAAACTATAACATCATCGATCAGGCCGGCACAAATCTGGCGCGACTTCACGCAATCACTGGCGGTCAGGGTAGTAATGTAGAACCGGCGCAGCAGCTTAGACAAATGCAAGTTATGGGATATATTGATCCGAAACAATACGAGCAGGCGAACAAAGAATTAGAAAAGCATCAAGAGGTCGATAAGCTTAGAAATGACTTTATGGGCTCATGGCAAGATCTTAACGGCAAAGTGCTTGCTGGCAAATTTTCTCCACAAGATCAAAAAAGCGCAAGTCAGGCCTTTGCTGGGCCAATGGCAAAAATGGCCGAAGGTCGATTCAATCTGCAAGAGGCAGAAAACCAATCTGCAGCGCTTTTGCCAGGCATTGAGGGCGACGACACAAGACAGAAAAAATTTGTTCGAGCTCATCAATTTTTTGATTCATTCGATAATCATCCCACGCTTGATGGTTTAGGAATTAAATTAGGCGGCGGAGAGCAACAGCAAATGCCGGGGCAATCTCAAACTAAAAAGATGGGCGGCGTTACTTATCAAAAAGTTCCCGGGGGCTGGAAGAGGTCGCAATAGTGGATCTTCAGTCACCAGACTTCATTCCAGATAATCAATTTCAACCAGATGCGCAGCCACAGCAAGATGCGCAGGCCGCACCTCAAAGTGCTGGTGCTTCTGGTGATTTCATACCAGACAATCAATTTCAACCAGACGATGAAAAATACGGCGGCACAGGTCAGCAGGTAATCACAGGGCTTGAGGGCGCAGCGCAAGGCCTTGCGGGACCACTCGCAACTTGGGGCGAGAAAAAGCTTGGCGTTGATCCTCAAGACATTCGCGGTCGGGCTGCGGCAAATCCTTGGACACATGGCATATCTGAGGCTGCTGGTTTTGGCGCAGGAATGTATTTCGGCACCGGCGAAGCTGCTTTACTTGCTAAAGCAAGCGAAGGGGTTGCCGGGCTCGCTGGTCTTGGCGAGGCGGCAAGCCTTGGCGGCAAGCTTGCAAAAGGAGCATTAACCGCTGGCACAGAGATGGGATTGTTTCAGGCTGGCGATGAGACATCGAAGTATCTACTAGATGACCCAAATCAAACAGTAGGAAGCGCACTAACAAATGTTGGTCTATCAACTCTTCTCGGGGGAGTTACTGGCCCTGCGTTTTCTGGTCTCGGAATGGCGGCGGGTAAGATTCTAGACACGCCAGAGCTTAAAAATTTCATGGATCGTTTAGCGTTTAGAAAAGCAAATGCAGATCCAGCCGACATGATTAAATATGAAGCCGATAAAGTAGTGAACACGTTCAAAGACATGAACGACGAAATCACTGGGCCGACCGGGATGAAGTCTCAGGCTATAGAAAAACTACTGCCTGAAGCGGTAACACCAAAGATTTCAAATCAAGCCGCCGATATATTTGCCAAAGCGCAAGATGTTCTTTCAGAAATGAAAGATAAAAAAGTACCAGATCGTCTTATTAATGATTTCAACTATGACTTGCAAAACTTCTTAAGCAAAGCCACCGATGCGAATGGATCACCTAAAACATTTTTTGATTCAATGAATGAATTTAAACAAAACCTACAAGATTACTCTAAGGGCAAATGGGGCGAAGAAGTCTTGCCCCGATATCATGAGGCTTATAATTTTGTTAATGCAACGAAAAGTCTCAGTCGAGAGGTGCGCCTAGCGCTTGAAGATTCAAATGTCTGGGGTGGCGCTGCTGATTTGCAAAAAGAATTAAATGCATCTTGGACTAAATCATTGCCAGCCTACAAGCAGTTTCGCGGCAAGTTCATGAACAAAATCGGCAACGATTACGAAATAAGCGGCGATAAATTTAATTCATTTTTAAATCAAAGCGGTCGCGCAACATCTGCGACAGATAGACAAAAGATGATGGGCAATTTCATTGACGCAATGGATAACCATTTTAAAACTGTTGATAAGATTTATCAATCGGCTGGTGTTGAAAATCCATTCTCAGACGTTGGCATGTCTGCTCTTAAAGATTCGATTGAGAAAAAATCTGTTGGGGCAAGGCTCGCAGACATGTGGCATGAAAGAATTGGATCTAGTGCGCTTGGTAATTTGGCCGGTGGTGCACTTGGAGAATTGGTTTTGCCTGGCTTCGGCGGCGCATTCTTAGGCAAAGAGGTTTTAGGCCCAGCATTCGGTCGATTAATTCAACCATTACTTGAGAAATACCCCAATGCAGATTTGACAGCTTTTAGAAATGTTTATTCATTATTTCGTCAATCTGAAAAGGGTCAAAAGAATTTAGTTAATGCATCGAAGGCACTATTTGAAAGCGGCAAAACAATTCCTTCGCAATTTATGCCGACTCCAGAACAGAAAGAGGCGCTTAACAAAAAAGCAGAATACTACGGCGACAATTATGCGAATATGGCAAAAATTCCCGGCAGCGTCGGCAATATTTTGCCTAATCACAGCACAGCAATTGCTCAAGTCACTAGCAACGCGGTTAATTACATCAATGCAAATAGACCAAACCCAGGCAAAGGCTTGCCCTTTGATAAAGACACTCAGGTTACTCCACAACAAAAAGCAGACTTTGATAAGATTTTGGGCATAGCTCAGCAGCCGTTGAGTGTTTTGGCTAAAGTTAAAAACGGGACACTATTGCCGTCTGATGTTCAGCATCTATCAAAAATGTACCCAGATCTTATGCAAGAAATGACAAAAGGTGTAATGAGTCAAGTCGCTGACCAAATGCAAAAGGGTCAGACGATACCTTACGAGATGAGACAGTCTTTGTCTTTGTTGTTTGGCCAACCACTCGACAGCAATCTAACGCCCGCATCAATTCAAGCCGCGCAAGCCGTTTTCGCTGGCCAAAAAATGCAGCAACAAGGGCAAATGCAACAAAAACAAAAGCGTGGCAATACTTCAAAAATGGGCAAGATGGCCGATAGTCATTACACAGATACACAGGCCGCGGCCTCGAGAAGGACCGAAAGCTAGTACAACTTTTGACGATAGTGAAGGCTCGACAAGCCCAACTTACTTTAGGAGATCCCTTTGTCTACTAGACCACAAATCAAACCATACTCAGTAATCACGAATGGCAACATGTCCGGCAATATAACCGGCACCGCTACAATAATCTCTAACATGACGTTCGCTAGTTATAGCTTCTCATGGTCTGGCACGTCGCCGGTCGGTACGGTTTCAATTCAAGTTTCAAACGATTACGCTTTGTCGGCAACGGGGCAAGTCGCGAACGCAGGGACATGGAATACGTTGCCTCTAAGTTATTCTGGCTCATCGGTTACGACCGTGCCTCTGTCTGGTAACACGGGCAACGGCTTTATAGATATCGATTCGTCGGCTGGCTATGCAATCAGACCAGTTTATACATTCGCAAGTGGAGTCGGTTCTTTGCAATGCAAAGTAACTGGCAAGGTGGCTTAACGTGGCAAATTTTTATGCCAATTACCCGGGGTCGGGCGGCGGCGGTTCTGGCTCAAATGCCTCGGTTGGCTTAAATGGTCAGCCGATACCAACATCGGCAACACTTGTCGCCGGTGAAAATCCAAGTCTAAATCTTCAGCCGCTTCAAACAGATGCTTCCGGTAATCTTCTCGTAAGTCTCGCGGCTGAGCCTGGCGCTCCGCTACACGTAATTGTAGATTCAAGCGCATTGCCATCGGGTGCCGCGACAAGTGCGAATCAAACAACCGAGATCACGACTCTAGGGTCTATCCTTCTCGATTTAACAAATGGCACTCAGATCACGCAAATTACGGGTACAGTGCCATTACCTACAGGCGCGGCCACAGCAGCTAACCAGGCAACTGAGATCAGCAGTCTTGCTACCATTGCGACTAACACTACAGGCGTAACCGTTGCTCAAGGGTCTACAACTTCTGGCCAAACAGGTCAGTTAATTCAAGGCGCGGTAAGTACTTCTGCACCGACTTATTCAAATGGTCAAACCGACCCATTGTCTCTTACTACTGCAGGAGCATTGCGCGTCGATGCCTCTGGCTCAACGGCTCCGCTCCCGACTGGTGCAGCGACAGCAGCGAATCAAACTTCAGTTCAAGGGACCGTTGCCGCTGGTACAGCTGCTACTAGTTCTGAACTCGTCGGCATGGTTTATAATTCGACTCAGCCAACGCTTACGAATGGTCAGCAGATCGCGCAACAGTCAGATGCTCTTGGCAATAGTCTTTCTGTTTTGACCGATCTTTTATTCACTGGTCAATCTGCGCAAACAGCGACAGTAAATAACATTATCCCGGCGACATCTAGTGCAAACGCGACAGATGCAGCAAATTATCGTTCTGCAAGTGTGCAAATCATATCTACTGGTACGGGCGGTACCTTCATATTTGAAGGCTCGAATGATAACTCAAACTTTCAAAGTATTCCGGTCTACTCTCAACTTATTTTGACTGGTACGCCGATAACGGCAGCCATCACGCCAATCGCCTCTCAGCTTGTGTATACATTCCCAATACAAACCCGATATATTCGAGTGCGTATCGCGACAACTATCACTGGCGGCAGCATTCAGGCGTTTACTAGATTATCGCAAGCGTCGTGGTTCCCTGCTATTGTTCAAGTTGCACAAGCTACGGCTGGTAATTTGAACGCCACAATTGCTACACCAACGGTCAACCAAGGTACAGCGGCAGTAATCGCAAACTCTTGGTATGCAAAGCTGTCAGATTCTACAACTGGCCCGGTTAAAGTTCAGCCAGCATCGACAACGCCAGCCGCTGCAGATATTGCGCTGACTGTAGCCGTGAGCCCGAACAGCCCGCTAAAAACAAGTGCTGGCCAAGGTACGTTGACCGATGCCTCGGGCACTACTTCTGCAACACCGAGTACATCGACAACACTTATGGCATCTAATGCTGCTCGAAAGTATTTATTTGTTCAAAACTCAAGTCTTACGAATACAATTTGGATAAACTTTACGACAGCGGCAGCGGCAACACAGCCATCGATTCAATTACTCCCCGGTGCAGCGTTCTCAATGGAATCGAATTACGTGAGTACTGAAGCGGTAACTGTTTTAAGTACGGCTGCAAGTTCACCTTATTCTGCAAAGCAAGGTTAATATGGGCGTACAAAATCCACCTTCAGCTGTAATATTTGGAGCAAATAACTTTGCTACTAATTTAGAGACTGGGGAGTTAACTTCTAACGGGACACTTTCGTCGTACAACGGTTCTAAAAACTATATCTCGTACAACAATTTTGAGAACAACGCGACGACTGGTTGGTCACTCGGTACTACAGGTACTTTAACTAACGCAATCCCTACAGGCGTTCCTACATTCGGGTCTGGTACAACAAACCTTGCAATCTCTGTTGTAAATTCAGGTCAAATCGAAGGTACGTACTCTCTGTCTCTTGTTGCAAGTGCAGCGACTACAGCTGGCAATATGCTCGCGACTCAAGCTTATACAATCGATACAGAAGATCAGGCAAAAGTACTTACATTTAAATTCTATTACTCAGTGCCTTCGGGTGTTGCGAATTGCAATTTCTCAGGCACTAGTTCGAATAGCTTCGGTGTTGCGGTCTGGGATTCGACCAATAGCTCTTGGCTAACCTCTACAGCTAACTTCGGCATGACTCAGTCTTCAGGCGTTGGTTTTGTAACAGGCACTTGCCAGACAAACGCTACAACTGCGTCTCTTCGTTTTGTGATATACGCAGCAAACGCAACGGCGGGTGCTGCAACACTTAACTTCGACGGTTTCTATCTCGGCCCTCAGACTGCACCGATCGGCGCTCCGATTACAGACTGGGTCGCTTATACTCCGACCATTGTTGGATATGGTACTGTAACCTCATCGTCTTTCTTTTCTCGTCGCGTAGGTGGAGATTTAGAAGTAACAGGTACTTATACACTCGGCACTACGACTGCTGTTACTGTTCAAATTCCAATTGGATTTAATGGAGCATCTGCGAATGTAACCGTTGATACTTCAAGAATACCGCCATCAAGTGTTTGCGGCTACATGCTGCATTCTGTAGCAAATGCTACGACATTTTCTGGAGCAGTACTTGTTCCAGCGGCCAATCAAACTTATGTAAATTTAGGTTATCAAACAAGTACTCAATCATCTGAGACGGCATTAACTGGAACGATATTCGCAACTGGCGCGACTCAACGGGTTCAATTTTCAGTCCCAATCGTAGGCTGGTCATCAAATGTGCAGATGAGCAATGACACAGATACTCGCGTTGTTTCTGCTTATGCTCTTGCGGGCACACCAAACAGTACGCCCACCTCTTCATTTGCTAAAATAACTTGGTCAGCAACTCCTATTGCTCAAGACACGCATGGCGGTTGGAGTGCAGTAAATAATAACTATGTTATACCGATAACCGGCTATTATAACTTTTCTTTGAATATAGAAAATGCGTCAACATCCGGCACACTCGGCAACAATTTGTTTGCGCGCATCAATAATACGACTCAATCAAAAACAATTATTGGCACTGGTGGTTCTTTCACGACATCAGGGTCAACTGCTCTTGCTTATGCGTCTGGTATACTTTTGTGTAATGCCGGAGACGTAATCGAGTTTGATGTAAAAAACTCTAATGCTGGTACTCTGACTTGGGCGAATGCTGACAGTGGTACTTATTTTTCTATTAGCCGCCTCTCTGGCCCATCGGTAATCGCTGCGACTGAGTCAGTAAACATGAGCTACAACACTTCGGCTACGAGCCTTAGCGGTTCTCTTGCTACTGTAACGTACTCGAATAAAATTCGCGACTCACATAATCAATACGCCTCTGGTTCATATACGATACCCGTGACAGGCACTTACAGCGCGGCGGCAGCGATAGCCGTCTCTGGGACTATAGCTCTTAATAACACACTTGATTTACAGATTCAGCAAACAGGCTCCGCAACGCAAATAGCAGAACAAAAAGTGTATTCGGGCGGCACTGAGACAGCTTTGTCAGCACTCGCTTTTGATCTATTTTACTGCTTAGCGGGCGATGTTCTCAAAGTTCAAGTAAGCAGTAGCGTTACTGGACCGACAATTGTTTCAAGCGCAAGTCAGAATTATTTCTCAATTACAAGGGTTGGCAACTGATGGCACAAACTATACCGACACAACAAAACTTCCCGACGTCTAATCAAGTACCTCAAAACTCGATTATGGATTACTTCAATAAACAAACCTATCTGGGTTGTCAGTTTGCGGTAACCACTTCTCAAGTTATCGGAGCGAGTGAAACAAATATTTTGTTGATACAGAATTCGTCGACTAAAAAATCTACTTTCATCAATAGAAAAACAATTTCATCTCTGACCGCGAGTAACTCTGCAATTTTGAGATCCTATTTGACTCCTACATTTTCTTTAGCAGGCACCGCCGCGACAATTACAAGTATGCGACCAGCCAACACAACAATTACGCCGCTAACGACGGTAACCACGTCACCGACAACTTCAGTAAACGGCACGCTGGTTGACGTAATCGCAACAACGCCTTTTGCTACCATGTATTCATCACAGCTTTTTATTATCGACCCAGGGCAAACGATGCTAATCACGCTTCAGGCTTCGGCGGCAACAACTACGATTGCGTCTCAATTGGCGTGGTACGAGTTATAGCTTGCCCGAGATAGACGTACAGCACGGCATAACAAGTCTTGTTGTGATTCTATCTCTGCATCTCGTTTTACAGGTTGGCAAGCTCGCGTGGGGTTATTTAGGACACAAGAACAAATCTCTAGAAGAGAAAATAGATTTGTTTATAAAGCACAGTGAAATTAACGACGCTAAAGTAAAAACAGACTTACGCCGAATATTCAACGTGCTCCGACATTTGGCTGGTAAAGATTGGCAGAAGTTTAGAAAAATAATGGACGATGATTTAGAACCTTAAGGAGGTTTTATGGCAGTAGGTGCAGCATTACAAGCAGCGGTAAAATTACTAGCGGATGCAGCGTCAGACGTTGCAAGTCACGCATCGGGCGTTGCTGGTTACGAGAATTTACTCCCCGATCTACTCGGCGTATTGCCTCAAGTTGGTCAAATCGGTGCACAGATTAAAGCACTTGAGCCCGCTGATTACGAGACCTTACTTGCGACTGTTGCTTCTGACTTGAGTCTACCAACCGGCAAAACGGCTTTGGTCGTTGCGGCTTCAATGAAGCTTCTCGAGAATTTAGCAACTGACATTGAAGCTGTTGTCGCTGCCTCAAAATCGTAAATGGATGGTTTTTGGATTGGCTGCATTTGCGGTGGCTTCTTTGTATTCTTAATTTGGGTTGCATACCTAGAAATTCGTGTGCAATCCCTGACTAAAAATATCGGGGTGAAAAGTGTCGATGCGAAAATTTCTAGCCTTACTAACGATGAGCTCACTGCTCTGGTCGATAAAGACCTCGGCCCAACAGCCAAACCCAACTGATTTTTCGTGTCTCAACCGAGACCAGAAATCAAAGATTGCAGACTGCTTTGAGAAAAAAGACGAGTACGAGCAGATCATCGACAACCAAAGTATTGTTAAAACGATGTTCGGTTACGATTGGAAGATTTTACTTTGGACTGGTGCGGTCGGCATCATAACGGGCATGGCCCTAGAACATGAGATTGCAAAATAATGGATTTAATTTTAAGGCGCTTCGCATATAGAGAAGATGGCATTTTCGGTGAAATCCTCGACGATAAGGGTGAGCATTTATTCTACACTCTTGAGCATGCCTACTACGACAAAAACAAAAACTACTCCCCGATCATTCCCGATGGGTCATACCAATGCGTGAGAGGAGAGCATCGTCTTGCGTTCGCTAAAGACAACTTTGAGACTTTTGAGATTACCGGAGTTGATGGCCATTCTGGTTTATTATTTCATGTTGGCAATTTTAATCAAGATTCTAACGGATGCGTGCTTCTTGGTATGGAATTGAATAGAGGCTCAGCCTACTACTCAATTAAAGATAGCAAGATTGCTTTTGATAAGTTCATAGACATGCAAATTGGTTATGACCAATTCACTATCGTGATCGGTTAACCGCAAAATCCGGTATGAAACATTAGCCGAAATAAAACTACCGCGATAAGCATTCCAAAACCAAAGGCAAAGCCGTTAACTACTTGTAAACCTGTGTTCATTTTTTCTCCTGTTTAAATACTGACTTCTGGTCTGTTAGTTCTACGAGTAACTTCTCAATACTTTCGTCAGTTGAATCAGCGAATTCAGGCGAAATATAACCATGTTTGACATCGACGCGCACGAATGTACGGAGCCTCTTTATACCCTCAATAGCGATTTTGAGTTTGGCTTCGAGCTGTTTTTGCACGTACGCCGACATATCAATGTGAGTCCTGTAATTATTAATTTCATTTTTCAAATCATCATAAGCTGACTTCAAAACCACTTCTTGCCACGGCGGCGTAAATCGGTCGCCAGCATCAACATTGGGCTCAGAACACAGATACGCATCGTAAACCAGATATGACTTACTCATTTATCACCTGTCTGGTGAGCTGTTGCTAGCTTAGCCTCAAGAGATTCGGCGTATGTCTTTCGCTGTTCCATTTCTTCTTTCAAATGCACGAGGCACTTCTTTAGCTCTGCAATGGTATCAAAAAGATAAAGATCATCCATGCCGACCTCATGTTTTCTTAAGCCGCCATAGGTTTGTAAAACGGGAGCCATCGCGGCATCGTCTTTGTACTTTTCAAGTACCTCTCTAGGTACATAACTAAGCGCGCCGCCCATTATTTTTCACCTGCTGATATGGCTGGTGGAATTATTGTGTTAATCATGCACATAATGCAAAGCCGTTTCTCTTTGTCATCTCTATCTTTCAAAGCAATTCTAATTGGCTTGCCGCAACTTTGACATAAATGCGCCTTTTTATTCGGTCTAATTTCTGCTTTCACTTCTTCTCCGATACTGCTGTTGAGGCTTGTTCTTTTAATTTCAAAATTTCTTCGATGGATTCTTCTAAAACCTTTATGCTACCTACTCCATTTGACCATCTAGAAAATGCTCTCTGCAAATTATTAAATTCTTTCATTGAGAACACCCATTTTGAGCCGCGAATAAAGTCTTCGATCGGGTCCATTGGAGAAGTATTAAAATCAAAAGCTTCTCGCGCCCTTTCACTTAAACTATTCATTTTCACTCCAACAAACAGCCACTCAGGCGGTTACTTAAGTTTACCAAAACTCTCAATTGCATTTTTCTGTACACTCATCTTTTGCACCTGCCGTATTGGCAGTATTTTTTAATCCCATTAATCTCATGAACGCTTCTCTCGCTTGGGCCGGCACCACGCTATTGCCCAAGGCTTTAATTCTGTCCATCCTAAAGGGTATCCCATTATTTCTTCGACGAATGGTGGGTTGAGAGCTCCACCCATTGTAAATGGCAGGTCTGGGGATTCGCGATTCGTTCCTCCAGAACCTTTCCAATCCCGGGCCATTGGTGTCGGTATAAGTCCGCGGCGAGCCATCGAGTCTATCGACATTCTTCGCCGTCCGTTTCTTCCCGCGGCTCCGCCCTGGTTGTGGCCGTAATTCTGCGCCGTGGGCGTGGGCAAGCATGAACCAGCGTTTTCGGATGTGACAAGCTCCAACTTCTTTGGCTGAAACAATTGTCCATCTATAATCATACCCGAGCTCGGTAAATGTTTGTGCGACACAGTTGAGGCCACGAGTTCTAATTGCTGGGACGTTTTCGAGAAATACAAACTTCGGGTTTGTTTCTTTGATAAGCCGCGCGATGTGGTTGAAAAGGCCGCTTCGCTCACCGCCCAAGCCGACTCCATAGCCCGCAGCGCTAATGTCCTGGCATGGGAATCCTCCATAAATAATGTCGATAGGCATTCCGTGACCGTTAAGGGTTGTGACGTCATCCCAGACCGGGGCGCGCGGCAATTGTCTGTCTGCAATTCTAGACATGAGTTCGGCTTGGCAGAATCTATCACGTTCACAATATGCGACGGGCCGCACCCAGTCTCCGAGTGCGAGTGTGATTCCGCCGATGCCACTGAATAAATCCAAGCCATTTAACATTTCATCCCTTTTTATACTGCCTCGAAGGCTTGTTTGGAGCACCGAGAGTGAATCGAACACTCGTATCCTGTTTGGAAGACAGGCATAATAGCCACTATATTACCGGTGCTCATTTATTTTTCTCATCTTTTAAAACTGCCTTAAATGCTGTTTGTTTTTTCATGTATAAACCATCTGAATTAAAAATTGCAAAAGTGCCTCCGTTTGTTGGCGAGACATGTTGTGATCACGCGCCCACTCGAGCATCTGTTTTATGTTTTTGTTGAATACGTCGTTGTTGAACAGCATCTCTTTCCCTCATCATTTTTAATATTAGTGGTTTCGGATTTTCGCTTTTCCAAAGCCAACGTTGAAATTTGGCCATTTGCTCAATTGCTTCTCTAATAAATTTAGGAGTTTGCGGCTTAAGGCACTTCTCCATATCGACCCACAAAATCACACGACGAAATTCGGTCGGTTTGCCTTTGCGTGTCTGGCCAAGCGGCTTTAAATATCGCGCTTTTTCGCCAACAATCTCTTTGGCACACCAATGAGTCATGCCGTTTATCGAGCCCTGGCCCATGCCAAAGTTTTTCATCCATAGCGATTTAATCGAGCCAGAATGAGCTCCTGGCCGCCTAAAAAACTTAGCCTGACCATTCTCAGATACTAAGCCTGCCATTTTTGCGGCTTCGGCAATCTCCTGAGGCGTCCAGCGCAGTTGTTTTGGCTTACGATATTTTTTATACCGATGAACAATGTGATCGACCTGTTTTCTTCTTATTCCGAAATATTTCGCAGTTTCTTCTTGAGTGTGCTTTTCGTAATACTTATTAACAGACCTAACCCATGCCGGATTTATAGTACAATAATTATAAAAAGCTAACCGTCGTCCACGAAACGCACGCTTTAGGCTCACGACAGAGGTACCGACTTCGGCGGCAATATCTTCGCGCGACATTTTGCCAATAAGCTTTGCTGCCTGACTAATCTGATCTGGCGTCATTGCCGTCGGCGGTCTGTGCCTGCGCTTGAGTGTGCAAGGTACACAGCTCTTACGATTAGAATGCTCGTGGGTTATATCGACCCCACAATCTCGACAGTCTCTCATTTTTCGCTCAAATATCTCGCCGCTTGAATTGCTGTCTTAATTGTTAAATTAAGATTTTGAACGCAGTTACATGCCGCGTTCACGGTATCAGAATTAATTTCTTTTTTCGTCACCTCAGTCATCATGTGTTGAAGCTGCTTCACGGTGTTTACCACTCCGAATCTGTCTGAGATTTCTCTGAGGGCAATAGATTTTTCTGAATCGACCACTTTAGTAAGCTTATTATCCATTCGATATCTCCTGGTTTAAAACCAAGTGCGTTTAAGAATTCTTCAAAAATCTCGTTAGGCTCGGGCTCTTCGACAATAGGCTCTCCGCCTCCCATATCTCGTCCATCACATCCAGTAATAAAATTCGCAAATGTTCCACTCCGTGAGGTCTCGTTAATTTTTTGGTCCAAGCTGAATGATGCCTTAACTCCAAGGTAGCGAGCAGTCCCCGTGCGACTGATAGATGACAGTTCAATTTCGACTCCAGCTCGCTCTGCCCACTCTTTAATGAGCTTTTCTTGCTCACAATCTTCTTCGTCTTGCTCGCTGGCTTTAAATTTTGCTCCTCCACTTATTTTGCACCTGCTTTCAACGCTGTTTTAAAACGCATAAGATTCTCCACCAATAACCGTAATCTGCTCTTTTGCTTTGGTCTTCATTAAATACTTCAAATGATCTTTGTGAATATGATAGTAGCCAAGGTTAACCATATCGGATGGCCTGACTTCTATTCCAATCTTTTTAAGAAAAACCAAAATTGGCTTGATGTAATTCGGATGAATTGCTCCGTTACCTTTGCCTTTTATTTGCGTAATTTCTTTGCCAGATCTTCTGACTTCAAATGTGGCGTGAGGCATATTTTTCTTGTCACGATAAGAATAAATTTGGCACTCGTTACTCAACTGATAGCCGCCAACACAATGACTCATTAAAAAGCCTTCGCGCTGAAGTGCGGTTTTGGTTTTCAGCTTTACTATCGCAGAGCCATCTTTGAATTTATGAATGGTCTCTATGTCATCTTTTGAATCGACTAGGTCTCTGCCCTTTTTTTGATTTCTCTTGCTCCACTCTTCAGCTTTTCTTTTCGCATCAACATAAGCCATTTTCTGCAGACGATTTGGAGCCGCACCAGAGACAAAAAAATCTAAAATATGTTCTAGTTCAGAAATGGTTGCGCCGCGTTTTTCAATTGCTTTCTTACCAGTGGTATTAAGCCACGATATAACTTCGACATTCGCAGCGATTCCATTTGCATAATTTTGTAAATCTTCGATCATGCGACCACCTCGGCCCCGGCCTTCGGCCAATTTTCTTTAGAGCCGTAGGCGTCGCCGTCGCCGTAGCTGTCGCCGCGGCCATTGCCGTAGCCGTCGCCGTAGCCATTGCCGTAGCCGTCGCCGTCGCCGTAGCCGTAGCCGTTGCCGTTGCCGTTGCCGTTGCCGTCGCCGTAGCCGTAGCCGTTGCCGTCGCCGTAGCCGCTGCCGTCGCCGTAGCCGTCGCCGTAGCCGCTGCCGTAGCCGTTGCCGTTGCCGTCGCCGTAGCCGTAGCCGTTGCCGTCGCCGTCGCCGTAGCCGCTGCCGTTGCCGTAGCCGTCGCCGTAGCCGCTGCCGTTGCCGTTGCCGTCGCCGTAGCCGCTGCCGTCGCCGTTGCCGTCGCCGTAGCCGCTGCCGTCGCCGTAGCCGTAGCTAAAAAAATTTTTTAACATCCCGCCAAATATTTTTAGGCCCACGGCTCTTTTCTCCATGCTTCGAGAGCCTCGTCTGAGAGCTCGAGAGTCGCCGTTACGCCTTTGATATGTGCCCTCTTGGCTGCTGGCGATATACGACAACTTTTGTTCGGACCTTTGGCGGCAAGACCCACAACGCCACGAATTTCAGCAGACCACATCACGGCCATACGAACTTCATCGGCATAAAGATCTGTTTTGTCTGCGTCGGCAGGGTCAATAAAGCCCATGAAGACACCGCGCTTTGTGTTGTCTGTGGTTATTAGTACTGGCACCTTTTTACTCATTTTGTTTCTCCTTCATTTTACACCTGCTATAACTGCTGTTTCTTCTATTTTCTCTAATGCATTTTTGATCTGAAAAAGGCCAGAGCCAACCTCACTTCTATAGTGATCTATACTTTCTAGGGTATTTTTGGCGTATTTCAGGGCCTTGACGGCGCCCCTTAGATTTAAGTCGGCCTTGATAAACTCAGTCTGAAAATGTCTCATGTCTATTCGATCTTTTTCAGATTCAGTTTTTAGCTGATCGTATGACAATTTATTTATGACGGGAATCGCAATCATGTCACCAACTGAGAATTTTTCAGACGTGTCAAATAACAGAGCGCGATTGCTGTTAAATTCTTTTAAAACAATGAACTCGTGTAAATTGGTCATTTTGCACCTGCTATGCTGTTTTAAATTCCTAGACCCTTGTTTATTTTAGCCGTTTCAATTTTAATCAGCATCTCGGCGGCCTTCTCTCTCGAGACACCAATCTCTGCGCACAAAATTTTGAGCTTGGCGAGCGGGAATACGCAAAGGCCCCTCTCGAAATTAGATAGAAACTGCGCAGACCCATAGCCCAGGCGTCTCGAAATATCGCCCTGTGTTTTGCCTGACTTCACTCTCTTTTTTGCCATATACTCGCTGAATTTATTCGGTTTCATTTTTGCTTTCTCCATAGCTTTGGTTTTTAGCGACTAACGCCAAGTCTTTGTCGCTAAAGTTAATATAGGTTTTCTGCGCAATTGCCATCGAAAAACCCAAGCTCTTGCAGATTAGGGCCGGGTTTAGGTTCGGATTTGAAAACATTTTAGTCGCACATGTATGGCGGCAATTATGCGGGGTCGCATGCTCGACGCCGATTTTGGCCATAAGCTTATCCCATTGCCCTTTAAATCCAAGGCGATCCATCGGTCTTGCTGGGTCTTTTTTGCTGGGGAATAAATAGTCAGAGTTTGAAGTTGTATATTGAGCTTTAAGCGCCGGCATTACTTGGTCGTGAATAGATATGGTGCGGCCCTTGCCGGTCTTAGACCCCGTTTTGGTATCAATGGCGCGAAGCTTTATCGCTGAATTTATAATTTCGATTCGATCTTTTTTGAGCTGAGTGATCTCACTCGAGCGCATGCCCATCAGAAGCGCCATGCGTATATATAAGCCAAATGCTCCACTCGATTGAGCCATCATTGCGGTGGCCTCTTCATCCGTAAAGATGTGCTTAACTTTTTCGGCTTGATCCTCTGAGGCAAGCCAATTTGGGTCATGAAGAATCGGTCGTTTTTCGATGCGTCCGGTTTTGAAAAGCCAATTTGTAAATGTCGAAAGATATTTGATCGCGTGAACGAATCCAAGCTTCTCGCCTCGACGACTTCGCTTGCGCTCTGCTTCAATGTATTCATCCCAATGTCCTTCGATTTCGCTTTCATCTTTATGCTCCCAGAAATACTTAAAGCTGCAGGCCCAAAATCTCATATATTCCCTAAGCGTACTTGCTCGCCAAGGCTTGAGCTTTAACCGAGGCTCACCCTTCTTGCGATACTCAATGAATTCGCCCCACAACTTACCTATCAAACAAACTCTGCCATGCTGCGATTAATCTCCCTGAAGGTCTTCTCGCGTTCGCTTTTTGCCGTTTTCTTTTTTTGTTTTCTAATTTTGTTTTCTAACCCTAACAGAGAGCCGCCTTAAAGTAGAGTTTATTTGGCTTAAATTGAAATTTGTAATTTCTGCAAGAGTTCGCTCGTGGCGATGATCCATGTATATGAAGCCGCCCATAAAGCCAAAAGATAAGCCACCAATTAAAATAACCGCATCACCAATCATTCTTTCATCGCCTTGTTTATTGTGTTTATTGTCATCTGCTTTGGGCTATGTTTATAGCCACCATATACGAGCTTATAGGCCATGCTTGGTGACATCCCAGCTCGAACTAAATCGACATAGGCGACGTTGACGCCGACCTTAACGACCCAAGCGTTAACCTTCTTGATTATATCCATTTTGACCTCTTGTAATTAATTTATATCGATTTGATACTGGTGTCAACACTTTTATTGACAAGATGCATAAATAAGCATATTCTGTATATAACAAGGAGCACACAAATGGAATATAAATATAATATTGAATCGGTAAACATGGGCGAGAGCAGCAGATACGAGCCCAGATTCAGCGTCGCTGAGCTAACGACTTTCGGTAATACATTAGAGGAGCTCATTGAAAATGCTGGTTATTCTTGGATCGATCAAGACGGAGGCGAAATAGATAGTGGAATCGCAGACGATGACGAGGCTGTTGAGTACATAACCAATTGGTTCAAAGAAAACGGTAAACCAGAGGTTTTAGAAAACCCCGACAGAAAGTATGATGAATTTAAGGAGCGATGCTAATGAAAACCCCGACAACTCTTGACGAGGCTATTGAGCAGGCTATCGCCACAATGGATGGTCATAATGCAAAAGATCATATGTACAAAACTATCGTAGATTTTATGGCTCAAAAATTCGGCGTGGCTTATTTGAATGCCGACAATCGCCCTCTAGAGCTATTTAATCTTAAAAATCTATATGAGAAACTTACGAAAAGGAGCCTATGAAATATCTATTTATTCTCTTCTTGCTTCTCTCAGCATGTGCTCAAAAATCTAGCAACAATACGAGCCAAGCGATGAAATTTCGCACTGGCCCAGCGTGTATTCAAAGCACTAATGGCAGCATCTTTTGTTTTCATCAATCAAATATAGAGCAAGTTTATGGACCCTAAATCTTTACGAGAGCTGGTGTCTGACACATCAGAAATTGAGCAAATGCTCGTTGAGTCCAATGGCGAAATAACGCCCGCAATAGAGGCGATGCTAGCCGTAACTTGTACGGCGCTCCCAGAAAAGATTGATAATTACTCATATATGATCGACCGCATGGAATCTATAGCTGCGTTCTACAAAGCAAAATCAGACATGTTTTTGCGTCTTGCTTTTTCAGCCGCTAAAGTATCTGAGCGCTGTGAAAACAATATGAAAGATGCAATGAAAGAATTGAAAGTCACTGAGCTATTGGGCAACGACATAAGATTCAAGCTTGTAAAATCTAACCCAGCCGTGAACATTTTAGACGAGTCACTTGTGCCGGCGTCTTACAAGATTACAGAGACGACAACTCGCGTTGACAAAAAGCGTCTTGCAGACGATCTAAAGCTTGGTGTCCCGGTTGCGGGTGCAGAGTTAACTCAAGGCTCGTCATTACGAGTTTTTGCAAATAGTGAGGCTAGAAAGAAATGATAAAGACAGAATCGATCAAAGAAATTGCCGCAGCGATGGCTAAAGCACAAGGCGTCGTCAAAAAAGCGACCAAAAACAGAACAAACCCACATTTTAAATCAAAATTTGCTGATCTTGAGAGTGTCTGGGATGCCTGTCGAGAGGCCCTGACAAAGAACGGCTTAAGTGTTGTTCAATCTCTAGGGTCGTCGACAGACGGCAAGCCACAACTAACCACTATTCTTATGCATACCTCTGGCGAGTTTATTGAAAACTCTGTTTTGCTTCCAGTTTTAAGAGTGGGGGCGCAAGATATCGGCTCAGCACTGACCTATATGAAGCGCTATAGTCTTGCTGCTCTCATTGGTATAGCTGACTCAGAAGATGATGATGGCGAGGCTGCTATGGAGCGCCCGAAGCCCATGAGCCAAGAGATGAGAGAGACTCGAGCAGCTCAAGTTAAAGACCCAGGTCTATACTTCCCTAAATTCGGCAAATACGCGGGCCGCCCCCTTGACTCAATTCGTGGTCAAGATCAGTTAAAAGAGCTTTATGATTACGTTGAGCATATTAGAGATGAGGCAAAGAAGAAAAATAAGCCTATCAAGGGCGATGTGGCAGAGTTTATTGATTTTGCGACAAAATACCTAGACGCTAATGTAGATCGACCAGCAGCACTCGAGGTAATCGATGGAAGACAAGATAAGTGACACGCTTTTAAAGTATATAAATGAGCAAGGCGAGCTTGTCTTGCCTAGATATTTAACCATTCAGCTCTTATCGTGGATCGACAACGTCGAGACCCATTTGCCAAAGCTCAGGGCTACGGTCAAGAACATAAAAAATCTAGTTGAGATACCGCCCTAAATCGCTACTCTATGCGTAATGAGAGACGAAGTTGATTTGGCGAAGCTGATCAATCGTCCCGACAAGGCCCGTGAGTTCATCGATGGCATTGACTGGCGCCCGGATGAGCGGCCTGAAACCGTTAATCTTGGCGGTGACGATATAATTCAATTGAACGATATGACCGACAACGACGCTGTACGCGTCGCACAATTCTTGCTCAAGAATCTTGAGATACCAAAGCTCATTCAAAATATGCATCTTTATTTGCCGCTTCATTGAGGGCTAGAAAAGCTGAGAGCGTAGCGTTAGTCATTCAGGGACGATTGACAGGGCCGCTACGCTCGAGCAAATATTTATTTGCAAGAACAAATATTGTCTAAGAGTTAATTCTAAACACAAGTTTTGTCAATGCATAAGTACTGGTGAGGGGTTTCGTTATAACCCATCATATTCCCCATAAACCAGCGCATGGGAATGTGACCAAATAACGCGGGTTCTGCATTTATGCCGACGGGTTAAAGTGGAATTTTTGGACTGGAGTCTTAAGGGTAGGACCGACCTACTGGAAGAGCATACACTCGCGAACTCCACGAGGGAATAGTCAGGTTAAAAAAGCGAAATGCTTTAACCCCTGACCTATTACGGGATGCTTTGTCCTCTGGGTTAAAAATTAAGAAGATCGAAACATAAATCGAAGTTCATCCGTGTTTATGTGCTTGCCTCAGATATAATTGTTGTATCAAGATAATACTCATGAGCACATCAGATAAAGAGCAACTGTCTACTACGCAGTATGCAGACAAGACCAATGTCTTAAATAAGATCGATCAATTGAAACAGAAATTCGTTGCGCTTAGCTCCTCTGCTGGTCAATTAGAATACTCTTACAAGTGCATCCCCGATGATTTAGCAAATATCTACGCCGATATGAAAGAGGTTAAGCACGAATGGCTAATGCTAGAGGCTTCTTTAAAGGTGAATCAAAAAGAGTCAACTGGGAGCCCTTCAATCGTAAATATAAAGAAGAAGCGAAAAGATTAGAAGAATACGCCGCTGAAGACGCTAAAATGCTTGGCCGTATATCTGGACCAGTTCAAGAAAGAATTGACGCTTTAAAGAAATCGATATTGTCTGATAGTGAGATCTCTGCCGATGTAAAGAAGTTACTCTTCGGAGATCTTGAATTAAAAAAGAAGGAGCAACAAGATGTTCAGTAAATTGAAAGGCCTATTCGCTCGCGATGAGCTAAAGCCAATCCCCCTCACAATGCCAGAGTTTAAAGAGTGGAGCGAGCGCATAATCAAAGGTGCGGCTTTACCTGCGACTGGCGAGAGAGCAATCGAGACTCAACAATTTGCTCTTGCCTCTATGGTACTTGAGCTTCAAAAAGTCGAGAGCTTTAAATCAGACCTATTCTTTGTTCATCGTCTTCGTAACGCCGCCGCGGCACAGTGTGCTTTGCAGGTGGTTGAGGATCTTCAGGCTCTAAAGAGAATGCGTTTAGAGAAAGAGGCTGAAGAGAAAAAAAAGCTAGCGGATAAATCCGCAGATGCAAAACAATAAGGTCATTGAGGGCTTTCTTTGTTCACATCAACTAAAACTTACCGAGTGTGTAAACTGCAAAAAGTTACTAAAACACTGGAATAAAATACTTGAAGTTGAGGGGCATAATGCTGAGAAAGTATTGGTCAATGGCGAGAGAGTCTTGCGACAAAATGCCGAGAACGCTTATCGCGCAATTGATCAAGTCAGGCGAGAAGCAAAAGAGAGTTATTTCAGACTTATGTCAGGATTTCTCGCAAATGAGATCTTCTCAAGTATTGTTCACAAATATATTCTCATCAGAATTTGCGACGGCGCTACTATCGCAGGCATATCTAGAGAGCTTGAATCGATGGGAGAGATATCAAAGTATCAGTCGATAAGGTTTGTCATTCGTAAATATGAGATGAAGTGGGGAGTTAAAAACTGGAAACTCAAAGAGCTGACGCAGACTGTGTACCCGAAAAAAGCTCGTATACGATAAGAACGATAAACTACTCTGATTTGAAAGAGTATCGCAACTTTATTTTCGCTAAATGGCTAAGATCTTTGCGCTCAGGTAATGATTATTTTAAACTCATCGACACAGATAAATACTTTAAAACATATCAAAATTATATTGAGCAGCTTCTCATGCGTTCATTTGTTAAGCTTGCTCATTTAACTGAAGACAGAGACGTTGTTTTAGGCTTTTCTGTGATCGAGAGATCAAGTCTTCACTACGTTTATGTGCAAAAGCTTAATCGCAGACAAGGTATCGCGCGAGAGATAACGCCTGATTATATAGATTCAATTAGCCATGTAACAAAAGATGGTCTAGCTTTTTGGAATAAAGAATTGAGTAAGGCAAAATTTAACCCATTCGTGTGAGGCAAAAATGAAAATTAAAGTCGCAAATGTTCTTCTACATAACCCGTTCTTCTTAGCTGGCAAAAACTTTGGTAATCGCCTAGAGCAAGGTAAGTTCGCCGAGAGTATTGATTATATTCCAGATCATAAAATGATTGTTGTGCTTTTTAATAAACAAGTCGGATTTATTCCAGAGAGTAACATTGCCAATTGGTCACCAAGTGAGCCACATGTTGCGCTCGAGTATTATACTTTAGAATCTGTCACCGAGAAAACAGTGATTAAAGAGCCTAAGAAGCCAAAAGCAACGCATGCGTCGCACCCGATGGTTGCGGGTATCGATCGAGCGCAAGTCTCTGACCCAACACGAGGTATGAAATAAGTGAAGTACGGCTGGCGAGCGCGACCTATTTTAGAGCGAGACCCACGTGACGTCATCTATGCTGAGCAGATGGCAGAGCTTCAGAGAAAGACTCGAACTCTTCGCCCCCGCGTGCCGATCCCGGACGGTGTTGATCGAGATGAGTTTATCTTTGGCCAACAAGCTAAATCGACTCAAACGATTATTGAGCTGCAAAAAGATCCTGATTACAAACGCGATTGGACGGCACCACTCCCCGACGGGTGGCTTGCGAATCCAGAGGCTAAAACCTTAGACGAAATGGTTAATAAGCGTGAGCTCACAGAAAAAGAACGCGAGATTGAGCAAGATATCAGACGAAAAGGCCATTCAAATACTGAAGGCCAATCTATGCTCTCTGGAGCGTCAGATGAACGAAAAAAAAGCGCAGAACATCATTTTCTTGTCTCGCCACCGGCACCTGCGCCCCAAGATAAAGAAAGAATAAGTCAGCTCACAAAGATCGTACCGTTCACCCCGCCGAAAGAGGTTTGGCACACGCTCTCATGGGCAAAAGCCCTCATTCATCGCATAAAAGGCGGTAAAGTGGTCAAGAAAGAGGTCAATAATCAAACTTATTGGGGATATTGGTCAAACGAATGACGCCAGAGCTTAGCTTTCTTCTTGATCTTGTACTCAATCACCGCCTGCAAAAGGCGACAAAAGATCACATCGCCTCGCGGATTAAAGAGATTGAAGAGCTTCGCGTAGCACAGTCTCCCGCAATCATTAGGCCCACCCCACAAGTGGGCCAACAAGCGCCGAGTATGATGGCTAAAGTCGCCGCTATGGAAGCCGAGAAGGCAATGGGCGGTGTCCCTATGGTCGACACACCAGCCGTTGGCCCAGAGCCTGTGACAATGGCTGCAGCGCAAGCTTTAATGGATAGACAGAATCTAATAAATAGCGCAGTGAATGCCGGGCCGTTTGGGATGAAACAAGAGGGTCGTAAAAGCCCTAGAAAATTTTAAACTTAAAGTGAGTTAAGATAAGTTATGGCATATCCAAAAGGTAAACCAAGACCAGAGGGCGCAGGTAGACAAAAAGGCACTCCCAATAAATCCACTAAAGATCTAGAAGCTATTTGCGAAAAGCATGGCGTTAATGTTTTTGAAGCGATGATCATGATTATCAAAGACACAGAAGACAAACCAAAGAGATTCGAAATGCTTTCAAAGGTTGCAGACTATTTATACTCAAAGCGCAAACAGGTAGAAGTTGAAACTGGCGACAAAGGTTTCGTAGTTCGCATCGAGGACTACAGCAAAAAGTGATTGAACTAAACATTCAATTACAACCTAAGCAGCGTGAATTTCTAAACGCCGTTGAGTCAACACCAATTGTTTTCTACGGTGGCGCAAAGGGCGGCGGTAAGTCGAAGGGACTTCAGCTAATCCAATTGATCAGGAGATTAAAATATCCGGGCTCGACAGGCGCAATCTTTCGTCGTACTTATCCAGAGCTAGAAGGTAACCACATTCAACCGCTCTTCAGAGCATATCCAGTATTGAGGCCATACTATAATGAATCAAAGAAAGTTTTGGCACTGCCCAACGGATCAACACTTCAGTTCTGTCATTGTCAGAATGAAGCAGACGTGGACCTTTATCAAGGGCGCGAGTTTAGTGACTTATGCATTGATGAGGCGGGGCAATGGCCTGAGGGTATGTTTCGTCGATTACTTGGGTCAAACAGATCGTCAATTAAAGGTATTCTTCCCAGAGCTATCCTTACCGGCAACCCTGGAGGCATCGGTCATGGCTGGCTTAAAAGAATATTTATCGAAAGAAGATTTAACGAGCGTGAGAGATCAGAGGATTATAAATTTATTCAAGCTTTGGTCGATGACAATGCCGCTCTTATGGAGAACGACCCAGCATATGTGGCACGTTTAGAATCTGAGCCAAATGAAGCACTAAGAAAAGCCTATCGTCACGGCGACTGGGATATATTCGCTGGACAATTCTTTCAAGAGATCACGCGCACAATTCACTTAATAAAGCCTTTCACAATACCAGATCATTGGAATAAATTCGGTGCTTACGATTACGGCTTCAATCACCCAGCGGCTTTCGGATGGTTTGCGACAGATGAAGATGGCAATACATATCTATATCGAGAGCTTATTAAAGCTCAACTTAGAGTTGATCAGTTTGCAAAAAGACTTAACGAGTTCCACGATACCCCTAGTCTATATCCAATCCTTGCAGGAAGAGATTGCTGGACTCAAAAGTCAGTCTTACGAGATGATGCTAAGCCTCCAACAGTTGCAGACGAGTTTGCGCAACATGGAATCAACCTAAAGCCCGCGGTCATCGATCGAGTTCAAGGCGCTGCACAACTGCGCTCGTATCTCGCGTGGCAAGGTAAGGCGAACAAGAAGCCAAGACTATTCATCTTTGAAACGTGCCCGATTACTTTCGACACATTGTCTCGCATGATTCATGACCCAGATCATCCCGAGGATGTTTTGAAAGTCGATGCAAGCGAGGGTGATCCGCTATCAGGCGATGATGCTTACGACATGATTCGCTATGGGCTCATGAGTAGGCCAGCGATTACAGATAAGACCGAGGTCGTGCATCCGAAGTATTCTGTTAAATGGTACGAGAAACAGGCCGACAATATCTGGGAGCGAGAACGCGAGAGACTTACGAAGATCAATGGCGACGATGCCGGCTGGCCAACAGATGATGGCGAGGGTTTTGGGCAATTCTAGTACAAGATTCGACGTAATTAGAGGTCTAAATGCTTCCATTTTTGAAAAACAATAAAGACGCGACGGTGGGGTCTGACTCGGCACCCATTAAGATGCAAACAAATGACGATAAAGAACCAGATAGTTTAGAGCTCGCAATGCAAGAGCTTCATACGCATCTAGGCTCTAGCGACTGGAAGTCTGCAGCAGAATGTTTTCGCGCAGCAATAGATCTATGTGGCTCAGAGCCAGAGGAGCAAGATGTCTAATGTATTGGTACTCAATCAGCCACAAGTTAATGTGGGTCTAGTAACATGCACATGCACAATCCCAGCGACAGTTGCCGGTGGTTATGCGGCTGGAGGTCAATTCAATTGCAAAGTTCAATGGTTTGTCCCTCAAGCTTTAGGCACTGGTTCAGGTGCCGGAACAGGCCCTGGTCCTTCAAGAACTGGCTTAGGCGCTGGTGCTGGCGGTGGCGGCGAAGGTTTCGTTAGCGGAGATCAAGGCTTAGGTTTAGGCGGCGTAGGTCAAGGTTTTGGCACTGGTAACGGCTATCAACAACCGCCAGCTTATGTGACGACTGATCCTTTAAATGCGGCGGTGACGTCGGCCTTAACTATTACGGTTGTCGACACGACCTCAAGCACTACGCTTTACACATCAACAGTACCAACAGCGACTCAAAGCGCTGGGCAATTCAATGTCGCTTTCGTGCCATCAATTGGTGATGTCATAACTGTGACGCTTAGCTCAGCGAATGCTAGTGATGCAACACTCAATGGCGTTCAATCAACAATAACCGTATCCCAAGGAGCTCTATAAATGGCTCGCATTCAATTCACAAATCTTGGAACCGTGACGTTCAATGTTGCAGTTACCGCAACTCACAATGTTGATGTTAAACTTCAAATCCCGTCTAGAGTTCAAAGCGGCTCAGACTCTGCTGTTCTAACTTTAATTCAACATAACGGGACTACGGTTTACACCGGAATAGCCGGAGCAACTGGAGCATGGGCTCAAGTGCCCTGCACTGCTGGTGATACGTTATCCGTTACAACATCAAGCTCAAACGCAATTGATAATAACTTAAATGCAATTCAAGGCACCGTCGTAATATCTGACGGGCCGGGGTACTAATGAGTAAATTAGCGACGGCTTACGCTGTAAAGAAGCGCTCGAAGAAACATCAAGACGCGAGCTCTCCTCAGGTTCACGTACATATTCATAATAGTGGTAATGCTGGAGCTGAGATGATGGCTGAGGGCGGGGATGTTAGGCATGATAGAGGAGTAAATGCGCAGAGCAGACGAGCGCATGAGGGTGTATCTGAAGCTGGGCGTAATGTTCGTAATTTAGATGTTGAAAAAGCTAAAGGAACTGCACGAGCTACTTTAGCAGACCTTAGAGATACTGCTAAGCCAAAACTTCAAGGTCTCGCTCACGGCGGCAAGGTTATGGGCGCCATGCATTTAGCAGACGGCGGAGATGTTGAAACCGGTGCTGGCAAAAAATATATGAATGAACGCGGCGTTAATATGCCAAATGTTTCATCTGAGCATGGTGGAGAGTCTACAATGCGCGGGAGTTCTAATTTTATAAATAAACATAATGCTCATAAATTAATTAAAGAAATTAAATCAATGCCTTCAGGCAACCTCAAGGGCCTAGCAGACGGCGGTGAGGTCGATGAAGCCACAACGGTGAAGCCAGACAAAGGCTGGGGCAAGATCATCATGACTGGCCAAGCTAAGGGCGGCGACATCGTAGACCGCGCAATGAAACGCTGCGGTTATTCTCAAGGCGGCAAAGTCGCAAATGAAGACTCCGGTAGCTCTGCAAGTGATCCAAGTAAAATGGCAAAGTCTGACCCCAATGAGTTCGATGATCTGGCTTTAGATGATGATCTTGAGGCCTCAGATACAGGCGCAAACTCGGGCGATGAGCTGGGCTCAAAACTAAATCAAGAAGATGATTTTATTGCGCGAGTTATGAAAAAACGCGCCAAGCGCTAATAAATCGAGGCGATAGTGATCGATACCCAAAAAGATCTTGAACGCCTGTTAAAGTTACTTCGAAAACAAGGCGTCACAGATTTCAAACACAATGGTCTTGAGCTTAAGCTTGGCGATTTGCCAGAAGCTGAGGCAACAAAGCATCAAACAGATCAAGGTGAGCTTATAGAAGACGATTGGGCAGAGTTCCCAGCAGGCATGCTAACGCCAGAGCAGCTTACTTATTACTCTGCGGGCGGGACACCAGACAATGACCCTGTGCTTAAGAAAGATAAGCAATGAAGATAAAGAAGTCAGCTGGTAGCCCAGAAAAAATCATCATGAGAACTAAGTCGAAATCTCTCGACTCAGAGCGCGGCGCACTTAAACAATGGTGGCTAGCAGAAGATGAAGATGAGCTTGCGGCAGATCTATGCGCAACAGCGCAATACTTAAAAACAAATCAGACTTATAAGTTAAGACAAGACGCTGCGAGCATTCGTTTATATTCTGGTTTAAGTATTTACTCTTACGCTGGCTCGACCGTAAGCCAAATGGATCGCAGTAAAACTCTGCCAGATGATCGGCCAACATTTAACTTGATTCAAGCGTGCGTTGATACTCTGCTCTCAAGGCTCTCGCAGAATAAGCCGCAACCAAAGTTTCTAACAGACAATGCTGATTACAAAGAGCGCCATCTTGCGCAGCAATTAAATCAATTTGCGCTCGGTGAGTTCTATCAGACAAAAGCTTATGAGAAGTCAGTCAAGATGCTTAAAGACTGTCTTGTCATGGGCACGGGTTGCTTAAAGATTTACGAAGGTGATGATAGAAGAGTTTGCGTTGATCGTGTTCTTAAAACTGATCTTTATACTGATGACAATGACTCGCTCAATGGTGATCCGCAGCAGTTGATTCAGCTAAAGCTCATGGATAAGAACAAGCTCATTGCAAACTCGCCGAAGAAATCTTGGGACATGATTGCAAAGACTCCGAACTCATACCCTGATCAAAGCGCCGAGAGCTCAAACTCTGTCGCTGATCAAGTTATGGTTGTCGAAGGCTGGAAGCTTCCATCTGGCCCAGATCAAGAAGAGCCAGGTTATGTGCCTGGCCGACATACAATCGCGACAGTTAATGGAGTGATCATTGATGAAGAGTGGAATAAGCCAAAATTCCCGTTTGTTTTTATGCATTATTCTGACCCTTTTCTTGGCTTCTGGGCTAAAGGCATTGGGTCTCAACTCTTCGGTACACAACTCACTCTTAATCGCATTCTCTACACTATCGCTCGCAGCATTACTCTGGTCGGCGTACCGAGAGTCTTTATTGAACAGGGCTCGAAAGTTGTTAAAGCGCATAACAATAACGAAATAGGCGTACTCGTTACTTACTCGGGCACGAAACCAAGCTATGAAGTCGCTCCCTGCAATGCTCCAGAGCTATATTCAGAGCGCGATAAGCTTATCCAGTACGGTTTTCAGCAGACAGGTGTGTCGGCAATGCAAGCGACATCGCAAAAGCCAGAGGGTTTAGTCTCTGGTGCTGCCATTCGTTCATATGATGATATTGCGACAGACAGATTTAACTCTGTTGCGCAGAAATACGACAATGTATTCATCGATCTAGCCTATGCAATCACTGATGTCGCAAAAGATATCGCTGAGCGAGATGGTAAATATCAGACTATCTATCCGAATAGAGACGGTACAAAAGAGATCGATCTGCCTGGGATGAATTTCTTAAAAGATCCATTCGTCATTCAGTGTTTCACAGAGAGTATGCTTCCAAAAACTCCCGCAGGCCGCATTCAATGGGTCAGCGAGCAAGTTCAAGCCGGCATGCTATCTATTAAAGAGGGGCGCAGACTTATGCGCTTCCCAGATACTGAGCAAAACGAGAAGCTTGATAATGCAAGCGAGGAGAGAATCTTTCAGATCCTAGATAAGATCGTAGAGAAAGGTAAATACACTCCACCAGATGAGTTCATGGATCTACAGCTCGCAACCGAGCTCGTTGTTAAATACATCAATCTATATATGTCAGCAAACCTCGAAGAAAAGAAAGCCGACTTGCTCAGAGACTTCTTTAAACAAACGCAAGCGCTCGTCATGGCTTCTCAACCGCCACCGCCCCCAATGGGCGCAGCGCCTAGCGGGGCGCCAAATACTCCACAGGCAACAGCGGCGCCACTTCCCCAATCTCCATTAGTACCGAACGCTAATCAATAACAGGAGCAGAGCATGAAAATATCCCCAGTAGCACATAGCACAGGCACGCCCGGTCAGGCATCAGGAACTAACGGCATCGAGCGCGTTAGCTCAGCTAAAATTGAGCGAGCAAAACAAATAGCCGCAGGTCAAGAGCCAGGCCAAGCACCTGTGGATAAACAGGTTGAGAATGTGCAAAACTCTTTGCGCAGAATTAAGATGAAAACGAACTACTCGACCGATCGATCAATAGACGACGGTCAAGCTGTAGAGCCACAAGTTGAAGCAACGGTTGAAGAAACTAGTACAACTCCCGACGCTAGTGTAGCGACGGCTGAAGGGTCTGAAGAGATCAAACCCCTAAGTCCTCAATTCGCGGCGCTTGCAAAACAACGCCGGGCTCTCCAGGTGAAGGAGCAGCAGCTCATTGAGCGAGAAAAGGCATTAAGCACTCAAGGCCAAAGCCCTGATGCTATAATCCAGAAGCTCAAAAGCGAGCCGTTGAGTGTGCTCAAAGAGCATGGCGTCACTTACGACCAGCTCACAGAAGCAATTCTGAATGAGCAAAATGGTATTAGTCCCGAAGTCACGAAGCTTCGTGCTGAGATTGAGGCGATGAAGGCTGATCTGAATAAGAACTTCACCGATCGAGATCAACAGCAAGAAGAAGCAGCTCTGCGCGAAATGCAAAGAGAGGCTACGTTTCTCGCCAAGGATGGCGAGACGTATGAAATGATTAGGGACACTAACTCTATCCCAGATGTTATGGAGCTAATTAAACGCACCTATAAAACAACTGGTGAAGTGTTAGACGTAAGTGTCGCTATGGAAGCCATAGAGACAGAATTACTTGAAGAGTCTCTACAGGCTGCACAGCGCAGAAAAGTTCAAGAGCGACTTAAGGTAGGCGCACAACCTCAACCTACTGGTCAAAAATTGATTAAAACATTAACTAACCGTGACTCAGCGGCACCGATCCTAGATCGAAGGTCTAGAGCGATTGCAGCGATGAACGGTACTTTAAAGAGGTAAAAATTTATGGCGATTAGCCCAACATATGCGAATAGCTCAAACCAGATTGCTGCGTTGAAAGAGCTATACGTTGACGACAAAGATTATATGAAAAACATCGTTTACGCTAAGAACCCTTGGCTTGCGATGATCCCGAAAAACGAAAGCCCTGATGGCTTTGCCGGTAAGTACATCCCGGTACCACTCGAGTACGCTAACCCAGCTGGTCGTGCGCACGTTTTTGCAAACGCGCAGAACCAACAAACGGCGTCAAGCGTAGTCAGTTATTTCGTTTACGCGATTCAAGATTATCAATTGGTGACAATCACAAACCTTTTGATGGAACAGACTAAGAACAACGCAGGCGCATTTGTCGATGAGTCGTCTCGAACCATGGATAATGCTTTTAGAAACATCTCAAACAACATGGCGTTTGAGGCGTTCTCTGGTGGTACAGCAACTCGCGGTCAGATCGGATCTGGCGGTACGTCAGTAAGCGGTTCAACGCTCACATTTACTTTAGCTAACAGCCAAACGGTTGTTCAGTTTGAAGTAGGTATGACGCTTCAAGGTTCTGCAACTGATGGCGGCGCAGCTTTAACTGGCTCAGGCTCAACGGTTCTTGCGGCTCAAATTACAGCTGTTAACCGTGGCACTGGTGTGATCTCAGCCGTTGTTGTTCAAGACACTTACAGCTCAACATGGCCAGCCAACACATTCTTGCAAGTATATGGTGATATCGGTACAGCCGGTGCATCGACAATTGCTGGTCTGCTTGGTTTGTCTGGTATGGCGGCATGGGTGCCTGCAGCAGATCCACTTTCTACGGATAACTTCTGGGGTGTTAACCGCTCAGCAGATCCAACGCGACTAGCTGGCTTAAGATACTCGGCGATTTCTCAGTCGATCTCTGAAGGTATTACGAACTCTCTAGCTCTAGCAAACCGTGAGGGTGCAGCGCCTGATATTATCTTGATCGATTTTATCAGCTACGCGACTCTCATCAATGAGCTAGGCGCTAAAGTTCAATACGTAATGCTTGAGCATGATGAAGTGCCTGTTGCTTTTGAAGCAATTCACTTTCATTCGGCTTATGGCAAAATCCCAGTATTGGCCGATCGTTCTGTTCAAGCGCAAACAGCATGGGCTCTAACTCAAGACACATGGAAGCTTCGCACTCTCGGCAAAGCCCCACATATCTTGACGTACGGCATGGAAGGCCTTGAGGGTTTACGCGTAGGTAACGCCGATGCCCTGGAGATTCGCATTGCTTACTACGGTAACGAAATAAATTCGGCGCCTGGTTACAATATGAACGTGGCTCTATCAGCTTAAAATATTAGATAAAACGCTAGCTTTTGGTGTGCTCTCCTTTTTCTAGCGTGTTAGAGGCCAGGATTAAAACCCCTGGCCTTTTTTATTAGTACAAGTTTTGACGTATATGAGGCGTTAACCGTTTTTGGTGGACGCGTACTGCAAGCGTAGTGGTCTGGGGCGCGCTTGAGAGAAATCCCCAGTTATATGCGGAGACAACCACATGTCACAACCTCGTGGCTTTGGCCTAAACGGCAAATCAATCTACAAAAACATCGTAAAACCAATGGAGATCGACTGTAATTTCGTCGTCGATTCTACTAACGGTAATGGTCTAGGTATTCGCTCTCTCAAGAGCAATGGCTACATCCAGAATGTTTTTATGCACACGTCGGCAACTCCGGGGTCAAACAACGGCACACTTAACCCAAACCCATCCGCAGGCACAATGATTGTACAGTTCAACAATAACTTTAACTATTACCTCGGCGGTTATAGTGGCGAGATCGTATCACTCACTAGCACGACGACAACAAGCACGACAAACCATAGCCCTTATGCGATTACGTCTCTTGGCACAACAACTCTTGCTCAGTGGCAAGCGGCTGGTTTGCCTTTAGGTTTTACTCCTGCGGTCGGCGCTGGCTTTGTTGCTAAAGCAACGGGATCAATTGGCGGCTCCGGCACTGTGGGCGTTCCAGGTGTTCCATTGCCGCTCTCATTCATGCCTGTCGGTGATCCGAACCAAACGCTTGCAAATTCTTCTGTTGCTCAAAACGGCGGCGCACAGATTGTATTTCAGATTTTTGCACCGACAAACTCGTCTACCACAACTTTAGTTGCGACAAACCCAGCCGATAACTCTGTGCTCTCGTTTCAATTCACTTTCGACGGCTCAGTGGTAACGGTAGACGGCCTGTAATTAAAAGGAGCCTCTCGTGGCGGTTCCGTATCAAGTTCAAAATGTCTCGGCTGAACAAGCTGATGGCAATATACTAATCACATGGAGTGGTGCCATTGGCGCCACTGGCTACGTCGTGCAGAGAAGCACAGACGGAGTTAATTTTGCAAGCGTTGCAACCCTTGGTCTTGTCACTCAATACGTTGACTCACTCCCCGGCATTTCAATCATGTATTACTACCAAGTGCTTGCCTCAAACGCGTCTGGCAATAGCCCGGCATCTGTTTCGGCGCAAATGGTTGCGGCACCACCGAGCGAGATGTCTCTCTATGAGTTACGTCTACGCTGTCAGCAAAGAGCCGACAGAGTTAATTCTAAGTTCGTCGGTAACGCCGAGTGGAACTACGTAATCAGGCTCGCCTGCTATGAGCTCTATGATATTTTGATTACGTCTTACGAGGATTGGTATGCGCAAGAGATGGCGTTTTTACCGACCAACGGTACGACAGCAAACTATCCACTGCCCAATGGATATAGTAATTATCTTGGCGGTAGCTATGGCGGTACAAGCGGAACTCCGGCAAAAGCAATGTATAAGCTTGCGGGCGTTGATCTGAATGTAAACACATCGGTCATCACGCCTTCTCGCGTGACGCTCATGCGTTTTGATTTCATTAAAAGAAACTCTTACATCTACCCAAATTCTACTAGCACAATCTACGGCGTCTATAACATGCGATATAGACTCATGGGCTCTAACATCAATATTATTCCAGTACCTGCGGGTGGGCAGAATTTGGTTCTCTGGTATACGCCAAAACTCCCAGCGCTTTTGCAAGACACAGACTGCACAAATATTGGTATCTCAGGGTGGCTAAATTACGTGATCTCGAGAGCCGCAAAATATGCTCTTGATAAAGAGCCAGGCTCAGACACATCAGGCCTTGATAATGAGATTTTATTTCTTAAGAAAAGAATCGAAGAGGCAAGTCAAAATCGGGATGCTGGTATTGCCGACACCATTAGTGAAACAAGACAAGACCCTGTGTATGGCGGAACTGGTTGGGGCGGCGGTAATCAGGGGGGCTGGTAATGGCTCAGCTACCTCTGAATTTAGACTTGTCCCAAATGCAAACCAAATGGAAGTCACAGCTAGACCAATTGCTATCAAACGAATTAACTCAAGGATCTCTGATCTCGCAGTCTTTGGCATCTGGTAGTAATACTATAAATCATCTCCTCGGGCGACAACAAGTTGGTTGGATCATTGTCGATCAAGACGCCGCGGCGACGATCTACAGATCTCAACCACTCAATGCTAAAACATTAACTCTTAACGCTAGCGCACCAGTTAACGTCGCGCTCTGGGTGTTCTGATGTCTACAATACTTTCAAATATAAGTTTGGTTTTGCCCACGATCGGTATCGACTCAGGTCTTATCTGGGAGCAATCGTTCAACGCGAACATGACGAATCTTGATAACCATGATCATAGCTCGGGCAAGGGCCTGCAGATTCAACCAAATGGAATGCTTATTTCTTCTGACCTTGCATTCTTATCAAACAACGCGACTCAATTAAGATCTACTCGTTTTATCTCTCAAGTTTCTGTGCTCGCCGGGGCTCAAGATGTCGCGTGTCTTTATGTTGTCGGTAACGAATTATATTACAATGATTACACCGGCGGCAATCATGTTCAGATTACTTTAAACGGCAACGTGAATGCGACAAGCTCTGGTATTTCTAGCGGCACAGCAACGGCGGCGTTCTCATCTGGTGTTTTGTTAGTTAAAGGATCGTCAACGACAGCCGCGAGCGTTGAGATGCTTTCATGCATTTTGACTAACTCAGGCAATTTGACGAACCTACTTACTCTTCAGGCGCCGACTTTATCATCGAGTCTTCTTCAGACGTTGCCGCTAACGCCTGGTGCAACAAGCTTTATGACAATGGATGCGTCTGGGAATATGGGCGCAAGTATCGCAATTGCCGGTGGCATTACCGGATCAAATATTGCTGCAAGTACAATTGCTGAATCTAATATAGTGCCTGCGACAATAACAACGGCATCAATCAGTGCTTCGGCTGGCATACTTGGCTCGCAGCTTGCTCAAAATACGGTCACTCCATTTGAAATGGATACCTACACTAGCGCGCTTTACGGGAGTCAAAGTACGACGGCAAGTTTTTCTTTTTCGACCTTATCGGTAAATGGATTCCCCTCTGTGTCTGGTGCATCCATTGGAGCGTCGCCAGCAACAAATCGCCCAATATTTTTAAGTTTTAGTGGGCAAGTAACAATTGTCACGACAGCATCGGGCGGCGGTGGCGTTGGCGGGACATATGCAATAACTTTTGGTGCAGCCAATACCAACGGGATATCTTTATTTACGGGGCATACTCAGACATTTACGATTACATTAGCCGCCGGAGTTACCTACGTATTCCCACTATCTGTCTTTAATGGTTTTTATATTCCAGCGGCATCAAGCATCGGGACGAGATTCCCCAACATGTATGGGGTTATTAATACATTGTCTGGGCCCGCAACGGCCACACTTGCCTCTGGCGCCACAATGCAAGTTGTGCAGGTGTAGTCTTGCTTCAAAAACAACCTGTAAACATAAACTTCTCTGAAGGTCTAAATACAAAGACAGACAAATGGCAATTGCCCGTTGGTCAGTTCTTGTCTTTAGACAATTCAGTATTCACAACGCAAGGGCGCTTAACAAAGCGAAATGGTTTCGGCAAAATCTCTTCTGTCGTTGGCGCTGACTACTTAACAACACTGAACGGCAATCTAACCGCGATTGGCTCAACACTTCAGGCCTACTCTGCGGGTAACGAATCGTGGGTTACAAAGGGCAATCTTAACCCAATAACATTATCAACTCTTCCCGTGGGCCGAAGCGCAATAAATCAAATTCAGTGTGACTCTGTGATCTCAGCAAATAATCTAGTTTGCACTGTGTACACTGAGCGCAACAACAGTACATCAAATTATTATTACAACATTAGAGATTCGAATACCGGCCAAGCTGTAGTTAATCCGACGCTGATACCTGCGGGATCTGGAGCAATAACTGGCTCGCCTAGAGTATTTTTACTCGGTGGTTTTTTTATTATTGTTTTTACGAATACTTTAACCGCAACTCCACATCTTCAGTACGTTGCAATTTCGACAAGCTCGCCGACGACGGTAACAGCGCCAGCAGATATCGCGGCGACTTATGCGCCTAGCTCAACGGTTGCGTGGGATGGTGTGGTTTACGGAACTCAATTATTTATCGCCTACAATACAACATCCGGCGGTCAAGCGATTGATTTCGTTACGCTCAATCAACAGTTGCTTTTGTCTGCAGCAACAACTTTCGTTAACGCCTCGTGGGCCGCAACGATGATGAGTGTATGCGTAGACACAAGCCAAAATAGCGCCGTTATCTATGCATCTTTTTATAGCTCGGGATCAAGTACTGGTTATGTTTTAGCTGTCGATTCGACTTTAGCTAAGAGGATGTCGCCAACTCAGATCATATCAAGCGGCACAGTTAATAATATAACTTGTGCCGCTCAAAACGGTGTCGTCACTACGCTGTATGAAGTTAATAATGCCTATTCTTATGACTCGTCAATTAAATCTGATTTCATAGATAAGGTTGCAGTTACTTTACCGTTAACGGTTACGACTGGCACAGTAGGATCAACTACGACAATTTTAAGGTCTGTCGGTCTCGCGTCTAAATCTTTTATTTATAACTCAGTGATCTATACGTTAGTTACTTATCAATCAGTGTTCCAAAACACTTATTTTCTAATCGACTCGCTTGGCAATATTTACTCGCGATTTGCATATGAGAATGGTGGCGGTTATTTGACGCTCGGTCTTCCGCAAGCTCAAGTGATTGGATCAACTGCGAACATTGCGTATTTGTATAAAGATTTAATTGAGACTTTGAATACGACACAAAACGCTAACGGTTCTGGCGCCCCAAATGTGTCAAATGTTTATAGCCAAACCGGAGTAAATCTTGTCGGATTAGATTTCACGACAGCAACTCAAAATGCCTCTGAGATTGGTAGCTCGCTAAATATCACTGGCGGGATGCTTTGGTCATATGACGGGCAGACCGTATCAGAGCAGGGTTTTCATTTATTCCCAGACAGCATTGAGTGTACATGGTCAACTACGGGCGGCTCTATTCACGCGCAACCAGACGGGGCGACAAATACAAATGCTTACTATTATCAAGTCACTTACGAATGGACAGACGCCAACGGCAATATTAATCGTTCTGCTTCTAGCGTCCCTGTATCTGTTACGACCACTGGGTCTGGGACTGCTGGTTCAATTACTGTTAATGTGCCTTATCTTAGGCTTACTTATAAATCTAATGTAAAAATAGTTATCTATCGATGGTCTGTCGCTAATCAAGAATACTATCAGGTTACATCAATCACGGCGCCGACTTTAAACGTAACGACTTCAGACTCTATCGCTTACGTCGATACACTTGCTGATAGCTCAATCATTGGTAACAACATCATTTATACGACGGGCGGAGTGATTGAAGATATTGCTGGCCCGGCTGCTGTGGCTACAGCGCTTTTCGATGACAGGCTTTGGCTGATCGATGCAGAAGACAGAAATTTGCTTTGGTTTTCAAAACAAGTTATTGAGGGCACGCCCGTTGAGATGTCAGATCTCTCGACCTTCTATGTTGCGCCCTCGACTGGTGCTCAAGGATCGACAGGACCCCTCACTTGCATATTCCCAATGGATGATAAGTTGATTTTGTTCAAGCAAGATGCTGTTTATTACATCAATGGATCTGGGCCAGATAATACAGATTCGAATAATCAATATTCGCAGCCAATTTTTATCACAAGCTCTGTAGGTTGCGCGAATCAGAATTCAATTGTTTTAATTCCTGGCGGCTTGATGTTTCAGTCTGATAAGGGCATTTGGCTCATCGGCAGAGATCTTTCAACGAATTACATCGGCGCTCCTGTCGAGGCGTTCAATTCAGTAAGCGCAAATAGCGCCGTAAATATTCCAGCTACAACGCAAGTTCGATTCACTCTCGATACTGGCGTACAACTCATGTATGATTATTTTTTTGATAAATGGGGCACGTTTTCTGGGGCTTCAGCAATTTCATCTACGCTCTATCAAAGTCTGCACACTCTGCTTCGCGGTGATGGCGCGGTTTTACAAGAAACACCTGGAACATATCTAGATGCTGGCGAGCCTACGCTAATGTCTTTTCTCACGTCTTGGCTTAATCTCGCGGGCCTTCAGGGCTATCAAATGGCTTATGAATACTTTTTGCTGGGCGAGTACTTGTCGCCTCATATTTTGCGCATGGGTGTTGCCTATGATTACAATGCATCGATCTATCAATCTGACTTCATTATGCCGACAAATTTTAACTCAAGTGCGGCGTCGCCTTTTGGCGATCAACCGTCACCATTTGGCGCGTCAACCAGCGTTGAGCCTTGGCGGGTATTCTTAGCTCAAAAAAGATGCTCGGCAATTCAGATTTCATTCAACGAGATTTATGACCCTACTTATGGTGTCACTGCCGGCGCTGGGCTTACTCTTTCTGGTATCAATTTAGTTGTTGCCGTAAAAGCGGGTTGGCGCACACAATCTCAAGGTAACACTGTCGGATCTGGGCAAAATCGAGGGTAACTCTTTTGAGCATGTATGCTGATTATCTAAAAGAGCATCGGGGCGATCATTTAATTGAAAATGAGTTCGGTTTCGCTGTTTATCGCTTCTTAAACGAGACTCAAGTCTATATCGTCGACATCTATGTGGTGCCAGAACAACGAAAGTCGCATGAAGCTAGTACAATCGCCGACGCTATAGTAGTGGTCGCGAAAGCTCGCGGCTGTTCTGAGCTTCTGGGGACTGTCGTACCATCGGCGAACAAAAGCACAGAATCGCTTAAAGTCCTTCTCGGTTATGGGATGAGACTTAAAAGCGCATCAGACGACTTGATTATATTTTCTAAGGGGATTTGATGGGCGCGATTGGTGGTTTGCTAGGTCTAAATGGCGGTATCAACGGCTCAGGCTTCTCGACAAGTAACCCAGTCAATGGCCAACAAATAGGTCAATCTCTTTCTGGCACTCAAAACTCAATGGCCGCGCAAAATGGTTTGCTCAACGTGCTTCAGCAGCAAGGCGGCATTCAAAACCAAAACGCTGTCTACAATCAACTTCAAGGCGTGGCTAATGGCACTGGCCCTAATCCTGCGCAAGCGATGTTAAATCAATCGACGGGTCAGAACGTGGCTAACCAAGCGGCCCTCATGGCGGGGCAGCGCGGGGCATCTGGCAATGTCGGGCTTATGGCGAGGCAGGCGGCACAGCAAGGCGCAAATACTCAGCAACAATCGGTCGGTCAGGGCGCGGCGATGCAGGCGCAACAATCTCTCGGTGCTATCGGCCAAGCGGGCGCACTCGCTACTCAGCAAGCGCAACAACAAATCGGGCAGACAAATCAAAACGTGGCATCTCAGCAAGGGCTGTATGGCACTCAGGTCGGCGCGCAAACTGGTTACAATCAAGCGCAGGCCGGAATGGAATCAGGTCAGGCCGGCATGATGGGTGGAATTCTTGGTGGTGCAATGTCGGGTCTTGGATCATACATGGGTATGCATAAAGCCGAAGGCGGCATGATTGGATCTGGTCCACAAAGCGCCATAGGCAAATATGCAAAAGGCGGCAGCGTACCGGCAATGGTTTCTCCTGGAGAAGTTTGGCTACCCCCGCAAGCCGTTAAAGAAGTAGCTCAAGGCAAATCACCTCAAGCCGTAGGTGAAAAGATCGGCGGAACACCAGCGGTTCCAGGAGCTGTCGACTCATATGCAAACGATACGGTTAGAAAAGATTTAAAAGTAGGCGGCATAGTTGTGCCTAGATCTCAAGCGCAAAGCACAGATCCAGAGGCCAATTCAAGAAAGTTTGTTCTAGAAACTTTAGCTAAGAGAAAAAAATGAGTTTAAACCTAAAAGACTTCAAAAAAATAAGCAGCACAGAACATCATTCGCTATT